CTCTTGTTCCGAGAGTATATCCTCTCAAGCCCGCATAGCCTTAAACCAGCTCCAGCAGAAATACGGCGACAAATTCAGCGATAAATCAAAAAAGCTTGTCGAAAGCCTTTTGAAAAAGACAAACAGATATTCAAACCTGCAGATTAATAACGCCTTAAAATCTATGCTCGGGGATAACGCAAAGAACTTTGCACTCAAAGGCTCTGCCATAAGCCCTGAAAAATCCGAGATTATAAAGGCTTTGATGTTTGAAAACGTTTCATTGATTAAATCAATCCCAAACGAGTATTTTAAACAGATTACGGGTTCTGTTGCCCGCTCTATTGAAAACGGAGAAGGCGTAAGACAGCTTGCTAAAGAATTAAGAGAATACGGTGCAAAGACGGATAGGCGGGCGCAGCTTATAGCACAAGACCAGACAAGAAAAGCCTATAACTCAATAAATTTGAGAAATTTTCAAGACAGCAACATAAGAAAATTCAAATGGCTGCATTCAGGCGGTTCAAGAGACCCCAGACCCTATCACAAAGACGTTTTAGACGGACAGATATTTGATATCAATGACCCGCCGGTTATTGACCCTAAAACAGGTGAAAGAGGTTTCCCAGGGCAATTACCATATTGCCGCTGCACGATGGCGGCGGTGTTAGATTTTGAGGATTAAAAAGAATGCTTGCAGGTTGGTTATTGTTGCGTCAAATACAACAAAAAAAGAAAAAACAAAACATAACAGAAAGAAAAACAGAAATTACAAGGACAATGCTTAAAGACAAATTCAAAAAAACAGCACAGGACAAAAAAGAAGAGGATGTAAACGGTTTCTGGCTTATCCCTGATAACCCAATGACTAAAATCGGCGTATTTCCTTATTTAGGCAGACAGATAAGCGCAGAACTTGAACCGGATAGAATTTATCAGGTGCTAAGACCGGAAGAGGAACTAACAAAACAGGAAACACTTGAAAGTCTTAAACTTATCCCATTAATAAACGACCATACAATGATAGGCACACAGGCGGGAATGAAGCCCGCGGAAGAGGTCGGAGTTGAAGGAACTACCGGAACCAATGTAAAGGTATCAGGGCGGCTTTTAACAAACGATTTAAAGTGCTACACAGAAAATATCAAGGAACTTATTTCAAGCGGCAAAAAAGACCTTTCTATGGGATATCGCTGCAGATATGAATTAACCAAAGGCGAATTTGAAGGTCAGCATTATGATGCAATCCAGCGGGATATAATTTTTAACCATATTGCTCTTGTTGATGAGGGCAGAATGGGAAGTGATGTAAGAGTTATGGACAGTTTCACATTCGACAGCATAAAAGAATTAACACAAAACAAGGAGAACAAAATGGCAGACGAAGAAAAAAAGACACAAGACGAGGATAAAAGAGAAATTATCCGAGAAGTAATGGCGATTGCCGCAAAACCAAATGAAGAGTTTGAAGGCGGTGAAGAAGAAAAAATCGACACCATTACAAAGAAACTTGAAGCGTTAGCTTACAACCCGTCAGAAACAGGAAACAATGACGAAGATTTACCGGATGACAAAAAAGACGGTGAAGATGAAGACGAAGACAAACCCTGCGAAGACGAAGACGAAGAAAAAAAAGACGATGACACTTCTGCAGGCGATGAAGACCCTGAAAAATCCTGCGGTGATGAGGATGAAGGAAAGAAAGACGGAGAGGACGAAGACGAGGAAGAAAAACCGGTGTCAATGGATTCAGCAATCAAATACATTGCAAGACGCGACAATTTGATTAAACGCCTTAGGCCGGTAATTGGCGATAACGCAAAATTCCCGTCAATGACAATCAAAGAGATTACAAAATATGCATGTGATAAGCTGGACATTAAAAATTCCTACGACAGCTTAGACGGTTATTTGAGAGCCGAAAGCAGAAAACTGAATGTTAGAGTTTCGCTCGACAGCGCATTTTCAACAGCTCCAAAGATGAGCAATACAATGCAGGAATATTTGAAGTAATACTAATTACCAAATTCCCGCCTGACAAATCAAAGATTTGTACGCTACGTGAACTATGTTCACTCCGCAACGGCGGTATAGAACGGTTACGCCTTTACGGTCTTTCAGTTCTGAAAGCCCTGCAAGGCTTCACACACTTTAAAAACATAAGGAGTAAAAAATGTTTCAAACACAGGTAAATCGTTTTTTAGCTCAAGGGATAGAGGGCGAATATGCAGACGACAGCCCGAGACGTGAACAGGGCTATATCCTTTTGGCTAACACAATTGAGGGAGCAGCCGCAACAGGCTCTCTTGCATTCACAGCAAATCCCGCAGACGGCGACACAGTAACAATCGGGTCTGTGGTTTACAGATTTAAGACAACACCGGAACAGGCAAACGATATCAAAATCGGTACTGCTGCTGTTGCTAACACTCTTGACAGTTTAGAAAAAACTATCAATGGCGATGGTGAAGAGGGTACAGATTACTTTGCAGGAACAACAACACCGTTGTCAATTGTTACTGCAGCCGTATCGAGTTCAACTCTTAACCTGACTGCTACAGAAGCAGGCATTGCCGGCAATTCCATTGCGCTTGCAAGCTCTGATGAAAATGTAACCCCAACAGCTTTTTCAGGCGGTACGGATGAAGTTTCCTACTTGCCGCAGTTTGCATGCGCATTCACACATGCAGCAGAAAACGGTCAGGCAGTCTTAGGCGGCGAAGGTGTATTTGCAGGCGTTCTGGTAAACCCTAAAATGTATGCAAATTACTTAAACCTCAACCCGACACTGAAACTCCCTAACGGCTCACAGGGCGGTCTTTGCACATTCGGACATATTTATGTTAAATCACAATCCGCTTATGCAATCGGCAATATTGCAGCGTATGACAAAACAACAGGCGCAATCAACGCTTATGTAAATGCGGAAGCGGTTCCTGAAAATGCGGTTTTAATCCCGAATGCAAGGTTTATTAAATATGCTGGTGATGCCGGCACAGTAGGCGTATTGGAATTAGGTAATTAATCAAGTATAGGAGAATATAAAAAATGGCAAAACAAAGAACAGAAATCAAACTTGATTTAAGACCTGATAAGGTGCGCAAGTTTGATTTGAGAAATCAGAGATATAACGTATCAACAAAAGACCTTGAAATGCTCGGCGTTTCAATGGATTCAGCAATAATGCCGGATGTCAAGAAATATTTCGGTGTTTCTTATGGTATGGATGCGGGCGATATTGTACCGCTTCAAACAACGGCAACAATCACAAATCCGGTTCAGTTCTTCCAGTACTGGGCACCGGAAGCTGTTGAAATCGTAACAGCCGCAAGAAAGATTGACGATATTGTAGGTCGTACTATTGCGGGTTCTTTTGAAGATGAACAGATTGTAACGACCATTATGGAACGTACAGGGTCTGCTCATCCTTATACCGACACAGCAAACATCCCGCTTGCAAGCTGGAACCAGAACTTTGTAACCCGTTCAATCGTGAGATTTGAAGAAGGGCTAGAAGTCGGCTACTTAGAAGGAATGAGAGCAAGCAGAATGCGTATTGATACACATAAGGAAAAAGCAGCTGCAGCAGCTCAAAGCCTTGCAATCGAAATGAACCGTATCGGTTTTTACGGCTATGCAAACGGTGAAAACCAGACATACGGGCTTTTGAATGACCCGAACCTGCCTGCTTACCAGACAGTAGCAGAGGGCGCACAAACAGATACATCATGGTCAAAGAAAACATTCCTTGAAATTACCGCAGATATCATTACAGCGGTTTCAACCCTTGTAAATCAGCTCGGCGGATTGTTTGACCCGATTAATGATGAGTTTACTCTTTCTCTATCTTTAGTATCAACTCAATGGCTTAACACAATGAACGAATTAGGTACAAAATCCGTTTATACATGGTTAAAAGAAACATATCCAAAAATCAGGATCGAGTCAGCGCCGGAACTTAACGGAGCAAACGGCGGCTCAAATGTCTTTATAATGCACGTAAACAAAGTAAACGGCAAAGACACAATCAAACAGTATGTTCAGGATGTGTTAAGACTTATCGGAGTAGAAAAGAAAGCAAAAGTAACTCTGGAAGATTATGCCTGCGCGACAGCCGGCGTGCTTGTACAACAGCCTATCGGCGTTGTGAGATATTCTGGAATATAGCGGATTTTCGGTAGGGCGCCGTGTGAGCGAAGCGAACCCAGCCCGTAAGGTGGAGCCGGACGTTACTCCGGCGACTACCCGAATAATCCAAGATATAACCCCTTTCGATAAGCTTGCGCAGGGGCTATTTAGATAGTCCTCTGCGCAGATGAAAGGGAATTTATTTGAAAGGGAATTTATGAAAACTATTACATCATTTTTAGAAAAGAATATTTTTAACGGAATTACTATTAAAAAAGGTCTGAATAACCTTACAAATTCACAGTTTGAGAAAGCCATGCAAGATGCGGCTTTTGCGACATTTGTTGATAGAGGTTTAATCAGAGAGATTGCAGCAAAAACACCAGATGAAAAAAGAGTTGTTGCTTCTATCAAACCTGATTTTGACACAATGGCTTACACTGAATTAAAAAAATACGTTACCGAAAACAATATCGAAGTTATTTCAATGAAAAAAGCAGATATATTAAAAGCACTGAAAGGGGAATAAAATGCCATATATTTTATCAAAACTGGCTAATACACAGAATTATATCAAATATGCAAAGGGGCTGAACAATTTAAACATACCGGCTCAAACCGTTGTAATAAAAGGTGGAGCAGATGTTACAGATAAAAATCTTGTAACACCGGAAGGGGTAATCACAAAGATTACAGCAGATGAACTGGAAATTTTAAAATCAAACAAAGATTTTCAAAGACATTTAGAACAGGGCCACGTCAAATATTTCGGGATAGCTCCAAATATCGAAAAACACGCAGATAAAATGGAAAAGGACAAATCAGCACCTTTAACACCGGATGATTACAAGAAAAAAGGCAAAAAAGCCCCGAAAGTTGAAAATGAAGAATAATCAAATAATCCCCTCTACCTCTGGGAGAGGGTGCCCGGAGGGCGGGTGAGGGTCAATATGAATAACGTTGTAGTTGTAAGCTTAGCGGAATTTTACGCTGAATATCCTGAATTTAATACAGATGATTACAAAAACATCTGTCCGCAGGCGTTCAGGCGGGCAAAATGCTATATAAGCATTCAAAATAAGGGCAGATTGAAAGATTGTATGCGCAAAAACGCAATCTATCTTTTGACAGCGCATTTATCCGCTTTGATTTATAAAAACCAGTCAGGACAATCGGGTGGCGTAGGTGCGGGTATGGTAGCAAGCGCGGCAGTGGGCGAAGTGAACGTCAGTTATGTTCAGATACCAAACCTTGACCAGTGGTCATACTGGCTGTCATTGACTCCTTACGGGCTTGAATTGCTGGCACTATTAGAACAGTTGACCTCAGTGCCTTTTTATATCGGCGGGAGCTTTGAACGGGTTTTCTGAAAATAATCCCCTCTCACTCTGGGAGAGGGTGCCCGGAGGGCGGGTGAGGGTCTAATGCGCAAAAAGAACGAAAAACTCTGGAACCAGCTGACAAGTCAATTAAAAGATTTTAAGATTGAGGTAGGCTGGTTTGAGAATACCCGATATGACGATAACACCCCCGTTGCGGGGATAGCCGCAATCCAGAATTACGGGGCACATATACATCAGACGGTAACCGAAAAACAGCGTAATTTTTTGCACTTTATCGGAATACATCTAAAAAAAACAACGGAAGATTTAAATATAGTAATTCCTCCACGCCCTTTTATGGATAATGCCAAAAAGCGTATTCAAGGTCCTGAGGGCTACAAAATTGTTATGCAAGAATTATTAAGGGTTTTTGAAGCTAAACAGACAATGGAGCAGGCGGCAAACCGTATAGGTTTATGGATGCAGGGAGTTATACAGGAAGAAATTAAGAAAATATCTTCGCCGTCTCTTGCTGAAAGCACGATTGAAGCACGCGAAAGAAGTTATAAATCGAAAAGTAAAAACAGTTCCACCAAGCCGCTGAATGCGTCAGGGTTTATGTTTGCTACTGTACAAAATAAGGTAACAATGAAATGACATTGAATTTATTACCGATTGCAATGGCTGCAACCGCTATTTTAGGGTGCAATAAACAATTTACGTTTTATAAGTTCTCAGGCTCCGAGCTTGACGAGTATGGGCGCGATATCCCTGCTTATGCTGACCCTATAGTATATACCGGCTCAATTCAGGCAGTGCCTAATAAAATGTATGAGCAGATGGGGCTTGACTTAGACAAGAATTATAAAACGGTCTTTTGTCCTGAACTAATGCGCAGCTTAGCAGAGAGCCTACAGCCGGATATTATCGAATATAATGGCGGCAGGTATCAGATTGTTGAAAACAAAAATTATTATGAAACAAACGGCTGGACAAAGGCTTTAATGGTTGAGTTAAAAAATGAGCGGAACACTGATTAATTACAAAACCGAAAACGGGATATTTAAAGACTTTGTAGAGATTGTTAATGAGGCCTTAAAGTATTTCAATATACAGGGCTGGCAGGTGCGGCAGCTGTATCAGGTTTTGAATGTTAATATTCTAAAGCCTACAATTTTTTTATCAATCATAACGAACCCGCAGGCGGGCGCGCAGTACCGGACGAATAAGAAAATAAACGGACAGATTGTTGAAACCTATAACACAAAGCAGGAAGTAAAAATCCGTATCCACGCAGCCCGTAAACGTTCAATAAAGGATGATGAAAACACTCTCAACGGCATAGATGTTCTTGATTTAATTCTAAGATATTTGCAGTCGCCCAAAGGGATAGAACTTTTAAAAAGTTATAAATACGCACAATACAGGGCAAGCGATTTAACAAACCAGAATTTTCTTGACGATAGCGAAAATGTAGAACTTATGCCGTTTTTCGAATGCGAATATTTATACACAAATTCATGGACTGATACAGTTCCGGAAGTCGACAAATTCACAATTGATATACATAAAATCTAAAAAAGGAGTAAAAAATGTCATTAATTCCTATGAAAAAGTACGTGGCCATAACGTCTGCGGTGGCTGACACAGCGGCGGCCGCTTACAAAGAACTTATTGCACGCATTTTGACAACAAACAACAGATTTGCAGCGAATACAGTTTATGAATTCACTTCATCCGATGATGTCGCTGATTTTGCTGGTGCGCTGTCACAGGAAGCTGCAATCGCAAGCGCTTACTTTGGCTGGATAAGCAAAAAAGCCACACAGGCAAAGAAAATATCTTTTATGAGATATTCTTTTGAAGCTCTTGCGCCTTATATGTATTCGGTTAAAACGCTTGAAACTATTGCAACATTGAAAGCCGTTACAGACGGGTCAATGACTGTTAATCTGGGCGGAACTGCATACTCAATTTCTAGCATCAATCTTTCAAGCGCTGAAACTTACGCGGATGTCGCAACAGCACTTCAAACAGCGATACAGGCAAATACATCAGGCGGTGCACTCTGGACTGCTGCAACCGTTACTTATGACGCTGTTAATTCCGCTTTCCAATTGACAGGGGGTGAAACAGGAGCAGCACAAATCGGATATGCAACAGCAGCAGACGAGGGCACAGACCTTTCTAAACTTATCGGCTGGGATAGTGCGAGCGCGCCTATTCTTTCACCTGGAACAGAAGGCCAGAGTGCAGCAGATATTTTGAATAACACAATCAATATTTCAAACAACTTTTTGACTGTCGGATTTGTAAACGCTTCTGACGCTTACGACAACCTTGCAGCAATTGGCGCATGGACAGCAGAGCAAAACAATTCATACAGATTTTGTTTTGATTTGGGTGCGTCAAATTATCAAGAGGGCATACAGGTTGCTGCGCAGTATGACGGTTTATGCGCAAACTATAACGTAAATTACGGCGTAGCAGGTCAGGTTCCTGCATGGGTAATGTCTGCGATTTTGCCTGCTACAACAAACTACGATACCCGGAACGGTGTAAAAAGTTATATGTACCAGCAGTTTGACGCATTCCCTGTATCAGTCGGCCTGAATGATGAAACCATTGATTATAAGACTTTAGACAGCCTTTCAATCAACTACAACGGTCAGACACAAAAATCCGGTACTTTTATCGCGTTCTATCAGGACGGCTACAACACAAACGGAGTAGACACAGCGGTATTTGATAACGAAGCGCATTTGAAAGACTGTATTGCAACAGATATTTTAAACACACAGCTAGCGCTTGATTACATTTCTGCTAACGCTGACGGTATCGCAACCATAACAGCTATTTTGCAGGACAATTGCGATAAAGCCGTAACAAACGGCACTATATCAAAAGGCAAGACCTTAACAACCGCGCAAAAAGCGTATATTACGCAATTGACAGGCAGCGAGCAGGCGTGGTATCAGGTGCAGAATAACGGATACTACTACACTGTCAATATAACAACGGAAATTCAGGGGGATAAAACGATATATAAAGCGGTTTACACCCTTGTTTACTCTAAGAACGACACAATCAGAAAAGTCGAAGGCAGCAATATTCTAATATAGGAGACATAAAAAATGCAAGATGTATCATCAATAGGCATATCGGTTACGCTTAAAGCGTCTATAACGTTTCCAGCGGGGATTTCGTTTACAGCATTTCCGGAAGACGGCGACGTAGGTGTTACTGGCAATACAGAAATTGCAGGCAACGCATCAGGTGTCAACGGGGATTTGATTGTCTGGAAAACAGTCAACGGCATTGAATTTAATTTACCGATAATCCCGAACACGGAAGAGGAAGCGCTTTTAAACATCCTTTATGACGCGAACAGAGGTTCAAGAAACCGTTTTCCGGTTAAGGATGTTATTAATATAGTAACAGTTAATCCTGTAACAGGTGTAACAAAAACCTATACCAACGGAGTAATCAAAAACGGGGCAGTAGGTTATCAGTACGGTGGCGACGGCAGAATAAAGACAAAAACTTACGGATTTGTCTTTGAAGATGCGATTTAAAAAGTGAAGTGTGAAGGGAGAGGAGTGAGGCGGAGGTATTGTAGAGCCCTTCACACTTTTATAAGAAAGGAGTAAAGATGTTCCAGTTTAGAAATAAACAACAGGACGAGATTAATAAAACAGTAAGCCAGACCCCGAATGCAGCGTCGTCAATAGCGCTTTTAGCCCCTAAAGAGGTGACAATTAACGGGTGCAGGTTTTTAATATCCAGAATGCCCTGTATGACAGCGCAAGAGGTAATTGTGCGCATCCCTGCAGGCATTCTGCCGCTGATTAATCAGTACACTATTTCAGAAGAAATGGTTGTAAAAATGCTTTCCTGCTGCCAGAGGATGTATGATGACAAGCCAAACGTGCCATTGATTTCAAAAGAGATTATCAATAACCACGTGCCGGATTTTGATACACTTCTGCAACTCGAAAACGAGTGTTTAAAGTATAACTACGATTTTTTCAATCAAGGGAAAGTCTTGACTTTCTTGGCAAAGGCACTCTCCCATGCCGAGTCGAGACTTTCCGGAATATTGACGGATTTATTGGACAAATTATTGCAAGCGGAAAAGCCACACTAAACGAGCTTAAAACGGTTTACACGCTTGAGGACGCATTGAACATATACGAAGCCGAAGCAATCAGCAAATATAATGAATATCTGATTGCCAAAGCCTCAATAAAGGAATAATTTATGCCCGGATTATTAGACGTATTTACAATAGGCTTTGAAAGCGACACTTTAAAAGAATTTGAAGCCAACCTGAAACACAATGAAAAAGAACTTGACGTTTACGAAAAAAAGGTCAAGGACACCGAAGACGCACTTAAAAAATTAAAAGATGAGGGCAAGGAAGGCTCTGACGAATTCAAAAAACTTCAGAAAACGCTTGAGGAAAGCAAAACCAAGGTTGACACGTTCAAAACAAGCGTTGAAACCATGAAAAAATCTGCAGAGCATTCTCTTTTGCAGGTAAAAAATAACTTTCTTGCACTGGGCAAAACCGTTGCCAGACTTGCAATAGTCGGCGCAACTATAAAAAAGAGCCTTGACTTTTACGAGCAGGGCGAACAGCTTCAATTTCTTGCCGACAGATCAAGCATAGCCGCAGAAAAACTTCAGGTGCTTGGTAATGCTGCACGCCGCTACGGTGGTACGACAGAAGGCACTGCCGGCACTATAGAAAACTTGCGTAGTCAGGCACAAGCATTGAGAATGGGACAAGGCGGCGGCGCTCTGGAGCAGGCAGCATCCAAATACGGAGTCGGTATTTCAATAGACCCAGAAAAAATGCTTGAAAACGTTGCAAGACGTATGGAAACCCTAAAATCTGACGCCGCAAAATGGGATTTGGCTAATACTTTGGGAATTGATGAGGGTACGGCTAGGCTTTTAATGCAGGGCACAAAAGCCTACACAGAAGAACTCAAGCGTGCTCAAAAGTATAAACTCTATACAAAAGAAGATTTAGAGCGTATGCGGCAATACCGGCAGATAAGCCTTGATATCCGCATGGGTATAGACAGCATATTTGCCTCAATTGCAAGAATGCTCCTGCCTGCGATAACAAAAGTAGCAAAAGTTATCAGAATGGTTACAGATTGGATGGCCGAACATGAAGGTGCAACAAAAATTATTGCGACAATCATTGCAGTTACGGCAGTTGTATTGAGTGCAAGAACGGCAATAATGCTTTTGAGTGCAGCCTTTTCTTTTCTGGGCAAATCTATTTTAGGTACACCTGTAGGCTGGATTATTGCAGCGATAACCGCAATTATTGTAATTATCAATGATTTAATAGTTTTTATGCAGGGCGGAGAAAGTATAATCGGCACAATTCTTGAAAAGCTCGGTGTTGATACAGATAAATTAAGAGAAAATATAAAAAATTTCTTTATGAATATAAAACAATGGGTATTAAGCGCAATAGACTGGTTAAAGGGGCTGGGCGGTAAATTTGCAGAACTTGCAAAAAAAATACAGGAGTTATGGGATAAAATACCCGAACCCCTTAAAAAATTGATAGGGATGTCAAATCCCGTAACAGGTGCTTATACTGTTGTAACAACAGCAAAAGAGGTTATGGAAAAAGTTAATGCAAATAAAACAAATTCTGTTCCTGCGGGTGTGCAGAGCAATTACTATTCAACCGAAGCGCAGAATACAACAAATACTAATAATGCCCGTAGTATAAGCAATACAAATTCAAAAAATACAAGTATTCAGACATTAAACGTTAACCTGAATACGAATAACCCGAAAGGAGTTATTGACTATCTTTCGACCGCATCTGAATTTGACAACGGTATAAATGCAGCGTGGTAAAATGAGTATATTATCAACTTTACTTTCATATACAAACATAGTTTTACTTGTAACCTCGCAAGGCACGGGATTGAAAAAGTTTGCCGCTTATAACGGCGAGCGGGAAGTTCTGACAGGGCTTGAGATTTACAAACTCAACGGAGAAGTAACGGCAAAGATGTTTGAACATCCGATTGAGACCGGAGCAGTCATTACTGATCACCGAATTTTAAATCCGAATACTGTATCAATACAGGCATATATAGCGATAAATGACAGAGGTACATTAAATGAACTTAACTACTATTATTTAACCGGCACGCCGTTAAAAATACGTGCCGGCAATAACGTAATCAAGAACGCTTATCTTGACACCGAACCTTATGAAATCTCCGGGTCCAGTTTAGACAAAACATTGTATTCTATAAGTTTTAAAGAAGGTCAGGAGATAACCCCTGTTTATGTCGGTTTATCAAAAGCCCGCAGAGCCTCTAATGCCTCACGTGTAAACTCCGGGCAGAAGCAGGGGAAAGCCATAAAACGCTCATGGGTTTTTTCAGCTTTATTCAGCGGGCGGACTAATTAGATTTTTTATAATCATTAACTACTTTTATAAATTCCGCAGGATTTTTTATCCAAGGATAAGAAATTGCCTTCCCGAACGCAGATGATTGAACTTCAATAGTCCCAAATCCAAGCCATTGAGAAATTATATCGGCTTTTTCAGAAACCATACTTATTTGCTCAAGCGGTATAGTTTTTTTATCAATAAAAATAACGCCCATTCTTGAATATAGGCATCCGTCTTTAATTTCAATTTTATCTAAATTCCAACGCAATATAGCCCATAGCATAATCCATATTGGAATAATTAGAGTAATCAAGAATATTATAGAAATTGTTACAGGAGGCACCCAGAACCACCAGTGTTTTTTAGCTTCATAAGTTTCCATAATTTAACCTTTCTTAGCATAATTAGCGTCAATTTCTTTTACACGTTCTAAAATTCGTTCTTTAAAATTAAAAATATCAGTTACTGAATGAATTAATATTTTTTCTTCCGGTGTACGCTTTTCGCCTTCTTTTGAAGCTAAAAAAGCAATATATTTATTTGATTTGTTCAAATAAAGACGGCAAACAGTTTTTAAAATGTTGTTATCCAGCAAAATATTAAAGTAACTTGCATTATCTCTGTATGTAATTCTGTTTATGTCGAAATTGCCTGCAAGGATTGCTTTTACAATAGCATAACCTTCAAGTTCTTCCAGAGTTGTTATAATTTCATTTTTATTTTCTTTTTCCTCCGATTTAGACGCAAGACTAAAATCAAGAGATGTTTTCATAACTTTTGACATAAAAAGATTAAATGCCTCAACAGTAGTACTTTTGTGTTTTTCAATAACTTTATCGGTTATCCTGCCATCACAAACGCCGGATTTATTAATTAAATACCGGACAAAATCATCTGATGGTGTACGATATTCATTTTCAATAACTTCTTCAAACTGTTTAATATATTTTAAATCACCGGCATTTGAATAGGCTTTTTCAAGGTCAAAGTTTTCTTTACAAAATTCTGATAATGTTTCAAGCTGATTTTCTTTAAATTCAAGCAAATTGAACGTAAAAAACGGGTCTTTATCTAAAATATTTGTTTCTTCAATATCTGAAAAGAATTTATAGACAATACCATTGGTCAGGATAATAAATTTTGCTTTACTTGCTGTAAAATATTTGAACAGCTGACCGGCGTGCTTTTTAATATCCAGTTTATCATTTTCAACCTTTTTACATTCAATTAAAATAATAGGCTTGCCATCTTTCATAATGGCATAATCAACTTTTTCATCTTTTTTAAGTCTACTGTCGGCGACAAATTCCGGCACAACTTCAAGAGGATTAAAAACATCATAACCCAGAGCACTTAAAAACGGCATAATTAAAGCGGTTTTTGTTGCTTCTTCTGTTTGTAAATTATCTTTAAGATTGACAACACGTTCTTTTAACTGATTAATCTTCTCGACAAATTCCATACTTCAACCCTTTCAACAATCTTACCCGAAAACAAAGTAATCCTATAACAAATAAATAAAAATTGCAAGTTAGCCAAAAGTATATAAAATGACAACATATCAGATAGAACTCAATAATACTTATGCAAATCAGGAGTTTTCAATCTCTTTTGACGAGATAGAAAACAGCATTCACATTCTGTTACAAACGATTAACGACGCCTTGTTCATGAGCTTGTTTGTAAACGATGAACAGCTCGGGCAGGCGTTTATCTGCCTGCCAGACCAGCTTGTGGTGCCGTATCCTTACATACAGGAAATCTTAGACGGCAATTTTATTTTCAGAACAGAAGACGGGAATTATCCGAATTTTGAGAACTTTGGCAAAACGTGTAATTTATTCTTTATAACGGCGGACGAGCTATGAAAAACAACAGGGTCTGTTTTATAGAAATCGAAACAAACGAGAGGGGCAGGCGGGAATTAAAGCGGCTTGACGGGCTTGCATTCAGAGCTAAAGTCAGCCGCAAAAGAGGTGCCGTTCTATCTGAAGCCAATATTTCAATCGCCAACCTTAAACGCTCTGATGTCGAGTATTTGACAACATATATGTCGCCGTACATAAACCCTTCAATCAGAAAGACGATAAATGTTTATGCAGGCTATGACACAACAGGTTATGGCAGAATTTTTACGGGCGACATCTATAAAGCCCTGCCTTCCGATATGCCTGACACGTGGCTTAATATCGAGGCTAAAAGCCTGTTTTACCAGAACAGGGTACCAATATCCTACAGCGCGCAAAATGTTACAATGCAGGAGGCGGGCAAATCCGTTGCAAACCAGCTTGGCTTAGACTTTGAATGGCAGGCAACCACACAAAAGACAATAGACGTTTTCAATTTCAGAGGTTCAAAAGCCCAGCTTATTGAGAAATATAACTCATTCGGTGATGTTGTTGCATTTGAGGACAACGGGGTCTTGAAAGTTCAGGACAAAAAGCCTGTACGGAAAAAAAGCGGACAGATAAAACTTGTTTCAAAAGATACCGGAATGATAGGAATACCGGAGCCTGACCAGTTCGGGGTTAAGTTCAAATGCCTTCTTGACCCGTCAATGGCCTGCGGGGACTGGGTGCAGGTAAAAAGCGAACGGCTAAAATCCATAAACGGACAATATCAAATCTACACGCTTGATTTTGACCTGACAAGCAGAGAACAGGCATATTACTGCAGTGTTTATGCAAAGAATTACGGGATTTATTAAATTTACTTCCCCTCGCCTCTTTGGGGAGAGGGGGTAGGGGTGAGGGCTATGAGCAATCAGCAAAGCATATCAATACCTTCGTATAACCCGTCTGACATTCAAGACAGGGCGGGATTTTTAAAATTTTTCGGTTCAAAATTGAGCTCAAAAATCCAGAAGGTTATACCGGCGCAGGTTGTTTCTTACGACAGAGCAACAAACAGGGCTGTTGTAAAAATCCTTGCGCTTGACATAACCTCAACAGGAGAAAAACTGGAGATGAAACCGTTTCCAAATATTCCTGTTTTGATGTTATCAGGCGGCGGGTTTACTTTTTCATTTCCGGTAAAAGAAAACCAGACAGGCTGGCTGATAGCGGCGGATAGAGACATTTCGGTATTTAAAAGTCTTTTGTCGGTATTCACTCCTGCAAGCTACAGACAACACCAGTATGAAGACGGATTTTTCATACCGGATAAAGTAAACGGGTTCCAAATCGCAGAAAGCGAAGCCGATGCCGTTATATTAACCTCTCTTGACGGTGCAACAAAAATCACCCTGCAGGAGGGGCAGGCAGCTATAAGCGCAGCTTCTGTTGTTATTAACGGTAATTTAACGGTAGACGGAACTATAACTGCAAGCGGGGATGTTACAGGCGCAAACATAAGCCTTAGCACTCACACACATGGAGGTGTCCAGACGGGCGGAGGAAGTACAGGAACACCACAATGAAAACAATCGCAATAAATGACAACAACGATATTTATTTAACACCATCCGGCAATCTTGCCATAAAACAGGATTTAGATGCGATGGGAGATATTTTTGTGAATAAAGCCCAGACAGTTCGGGGTGAACTACAGTTTGATACGGAAAAAGGAATTGATTTTTACAATACGATTTTCAATTCCCCTGCAGAGATTGAACTGTTTCAGGCGGATTTAACCGAACAGCTAGAAGATACGGAAGAAACAGACAGAGTTTATTCATATACAGGTTCTGTCAATGACGGGGTTTATTCATACAAAGCGGAAGTTATTACAAATTACGGGAATTTGACATTAAATGGCTAGCAACACAACTTACACAGGGAATTATACTTTTGGCGAAAACGGGGTAATCGTACCGGACACCGCAGATATTTTAGAAACAGTACAAGGAGAATTTCAACAGGCTCTCGGGAGCGACATTTCGTTAGAAGAAGCAACTCCGCAGGGTCGCCTTATTGATGCAGAAGTAACCGCAAGACGTGCAACTATTGACTTTTGTGCCAATATTGCAAACATTTTGATTAATATTTCAATGTCTACAGGAACGGCGCTCGATGCGTGGGCGGCAAACTTTAATGTTTGCAGAAACGGTGCAACAGCTTCAAGGGTGCCGGTTGCTGTTACGGGGGTTGCGGATACCGTTATTCCTGCAGGTTCGGAGGCGTCTACATCTGACGGTACAATCTGGGTTTCGGAAAGCGAAATCGTAATCGGTGATACAGGCACTGCAACAGGAATATTTATCTGCTCAAATACAGGAGCTGTTGGACTCGGCACAGGTCAATTAACTAATATTGTCGCAAGCTCAACAACAGGTATAAACGGCTGGGAAACTATAACAAACACAGCGCCCGCGACTGTCGGCAGCGCGGTCGAAAGTGATGTATCCCTAAAGGAAAGACTTTTAGCATCAATCTTTAACGGAACGGCACTGTTCGGCAACTATGCAAGCGCCTGCTATGCCGTAGAGGGAGTTTCGGATGTTTACGCTTACGACAACCCGAACGATTATGAGCTTGTATTAGACAATATAACAATCCCGCCTCACAGTGTCTATGTATGTGTAAACGGTGGCAACAGCGCAGATATTGCTTACGCTCTTTATTCGGTCAAATCAGCAGGCTGCGGGTGGTGCGGCAATACAACGGTTACGGTAACGGATAAAGATTACAATTCAACGTCTGTTGTAACTTATCAGACAGCGCAGACAGTTCCGCTTGTAGTCAGCGTAAATGCAACAAGTCAAAACAATTCTAATGCAAATCTCGCTGAATTGATAAAAAATACGATTATCGCTTACATTAATAATCAATACCAGGGTGAGGGAGTTTCAAAAGTAGGGATAAGGTCTTTACTTTCCCCGTTTGTTGTCGCTTCTGTTTTAAACCGTCAGATTTCAGACATTGAAACATTACAGGTTGAGATAGGATTACAAACCCCTGCAGCTCATGCAGTTGCAAGTTTGAAGAAAGCCTCCGTAACATCAGGAACGGAGTGGGTAAGCGTTAATTCAGAAACTTTTGCTTCAAAAGTAAGCACAAACGGAACTTACAATTTTATTTATAACGGTGCAGGCTGGGAGCTTTCAGGCGAAGAGATTGCTTTATCCGATTACGGAATTTTGATCATCGGCGAGCCGATAACCAATGACACAATAACAATAATATTTGCAGACGGTGAATTGTCGCAGTATCCGATAAACCTTTTTGCAAATGAAACCCCTGTTATTACTGCAGAAAACATAACGGTAAACATAAATGAGTAATTTTGACATACATGACGTTTTTACATTTGACACAAACCTGATACAAAATATCCTGTGGCAGTATGAAAAAGCGGAAAATCTCAAAGGTTTAATCAGCCGAAAAGAGAACTGGTATAACACAAATTTGAATGATTTCTGGCTGAAGATTGTTGATGATTTTTTAAACATTCAGACGGCAACAGACTGGGGCTTAAATCTCTGGGGAAAGATACTTAATGTATCAAGGATTTATAACGTCAACGGGGTGCAGACAACACTTTCAACCGAATTATACAGACGTTTAATTCTGGGTAAAATTTCACTGATACGTTCAAACGGTACAGTACCGGAAATCAATAAATACTTAAACTTTATATTCAGCAATCACATAACGGCCACAACAAATGCTGCTGTTGTCAAAGACAACTTTGATATGTCGGTTTATTATGTATTGAATTTTGAGCCGACAGATGAGGAGCTGGCATTAATTTATTCAAGAACGTTTTTCCCCACACCTGCGGGGGTAAAAGACAAAATTTATTTACTGGACCAGACAACAATATTCGGGTTTCAGAATACCGGCTTTATGCCGTTCAATACGGCACCCTTCTGGGATGGAAGATATATATAGTGGCTGAGCCGCTGCAATACTCTGGAATGGCGGCTTAAAAGGTACTTTACACAATAGTTTGACAAACTTCACGATATTTTTAGTAGCGTTTGGCACAAACCCCTTCTATGGCAATCTGTGCCCGAACACGCACACAGCAGGTCAGATTGTAAATCCGACAAAATCTTAACAAGGAGTAACAATGAAATCAACAGACATCATAAAACCGACACCATTAATAGCACCGATAGCAAATGACGGGTTAAAGAACACAATACCTGACGATGCAACCGGCAGTAATTACGCTTCTATAGCGGAAGGATTTCCGGAAATGACGATGAAAGCTCCGAAAGACGGAGGACTTCCGCCCTGGGGGCAGGATTTTAACGGGATGTTTTATTTGATGTCATCCCAGACCTGTTTTTTACAAAACGGCGGACTTATAACCTTTGATCAAGATGTATCAAACAAAATCGGCGGCTATCCTCAAGGTGCAATCCTTGATTATATGACGCCTGAAAATACTTATGTCAAAGTAAAAAGTTTAATAGACGACAACACCTATAATTTTGTAACAACGCCATCATATATTGACGGCGAACACTGGGAAGAAATTACAATGTCCGCGACAACGTCCTGGGGAGATATCACAGGCACTCTGTCAAATCAGACTGATTTAACGGATTATGTAAACCAATCGAAAGCCTTGGAAACGGGAGCAGTTTCTTCTGATGCGGATGTTTACGCGGATATTCAAAAATACGCACATTCGACCTTTGACCTGTCAAAGTTCACAGTTGTCGGAAGCCCGAATATTACAGGGGATGGGATGTATTGCGCATCGGAGAATAACTATGTAAGATTAGATGTAAACAGTTTACCTGCTACTTGGGGGATAAAATTAAAGGTCGTTATACCTACTTTACCTGTTACTCACTTAAATACTGCTTTCTTTGTTAAACGTGCAGGGAACTATAATGGAAAAATCTATATTCGTATAGACAACAATCAATCAAAGGTTACCATAGGGTATTACAAATCAGACAATACTTATGCTAACACCTCATTTGCTGTAGCAGCAAATACTGAACACTCATTTGATATAAAAGTTAGCGGTTCCAATATGACAATAAATGTAAACGGTGAGAGTTACTTAACTGTAACCGATTTGAATACATCCGAAAATATTGAATATATTAGCTTTGCATCACAATCAGGCGCCAATTTCTGGACAGTTCCATTTGATCTGAAATATCTTGAGGTTAATCTTAATGGTATCGTCTTCTCGGGGAACAAGACAGGCATAGACGTAATCAAACCTGACAACTACGAGGTTGTTGGTACGCCTACAATCACAGAGGATGGGATAGCCAGTGGCTTTAAATCAGATAGTTATATAATATCAACTGAAAACTTTAATTTAAGCGCTAAAAAATTTAAAATTAAATATCATTGTAAAATAGGGCAACCAAGGGATTCTATAGGTGTTGTTGGTTTATATAATAAGCAAGGACTACCTGTAATTAACATTGTACACAATTATTATACGGTTGGTGTGATTTTGCGCGAGAATTCTTCTGGTGCAGGTGATATATCAACTTACACTTCAAGCTATACAGGTTTATCTTATACAGCCAATTTCGAAATTGAAAATAATACTGTAACCATTAATGTATTATATGATGATGGAACTACCAGAACAGCGAATGTAGATTTTTCAGAATTAGACGTTAGCTCTTGGGGTGAATTGCAGTTAAGGATTGGAAGGTGTTTATGGATTGGGGAAAACGTAGAATATTTAGATTTAAATAGTGTTGAATTAGAGAACAACGGCAACCTGATTTATCAGCCTTGCTTAAAAATCCCTTATACAGAAAGCAAAACAGGTTCAAAAATCGTTGACGCTGCATATCGCGACAGAGTTCAGGATATGTACGAACAGTACGGCTACGCACCATACTACACGATTGACGAAGAAAACGAAAACTTCACGCTTCCGATGGGTGAAATCTACGGGATAATTGAGCAAAAGAAAAGCAATGACGGTTTTTCACTGTTTGATACAAAGCTTACTGACAGAATATTGACAGGTGATGAAGCTGTTGGATGGGCGTTGCAGGGGGCTTTAATTACAATGACTTACCCTGACGCTGTAAATAAAATTAAAGAACTTTATGCCGGCGGCACAGATACTACATTCAGGGGGATTTCCTGCAAAAAAACGACTGACGGCCGTTATATTGCGGATATCTCACAAAAAACCGCTATTGACAACTTATTCAATACAACCAGCGTAGCAGATTTTTATATTTTAGACAGTACAAACAGCGAATTTTATCTACCAAGAAATAACTGGTTCCTGCAGGCAGGTTCAGATACAGGCGCAGTAAATAATTATAATGCCCCCGGATTACCCGGAATTAGCGGCAGTATAGGAAAATTTGATGTATATGAAGCTGGCGCTGAAGGATGTTTTAAAATTCGCACAAAAACGTACGGAAGCACCAGAGAACAATGGGGAGGTACTGTTGCTACTATTAGTTTTAATGCATCACAATCAAGTTCTGTTTACGGAGCTTCATCAAGTGTACAGCCGCCCTCATCTATAAAACTTCTGTATTACAAAGTAGGTAATACCGTACCTAATACAGGTTTAATTGATATTGGACATGTCCTGTCAGATATTCAGCAATTATCTAAATCGTATATTACAGAAACTTATATTAATGGGTCATCCTGGTATCGGGTCTGGTCAGACGGCTGGATTGAACAGGGCGGAAGACTTCAAATTCAAGCCAGTAAGCAGGCATCAGTTAATTTAATGAAGCCGTATTCAGACACAAATTATGCGGCATTTTGCAGTCATAGTCTTCCGGGTACAGGCAATCAGACGGAAAGCTATATACAGCAGACAAGCGCATCTGTTGTTTCAATCGGCAATAGCTGCGGGAATGAACAAACTTTTACATGGATGTGCGCAGGAAAATAACAGGAGAAAGAAATGTCATATACAGAGAAAGAATATGCAGATAAAGCCGTTGAAGCTACTTCAAAAGGCGAAATGCTTTATATTATCGTAACAGAAGAACCTTATGATGTAGAAGTTCCCGTATTTGAAACGGTTCAGGAAGAACAAGAACAGATAAAACTTGACGAAAACGGGATGTTTATACCAGATGATGACGGCAATCCTGTTATGGAAACCGTAACTGTTAATATAGAAAAGCCTGTAATGATAGAAAAAGAAGTCCCGATTTTCGATGAAAACGGGGAACAGACAGGGACAAATACTATTCTTGTGCAGCAAACCAGAACAGAAACTTTAATGCGCGAAGTTGAAAATCTTGTCATTGCACCTGCAGGCTATTATATCTGTTACAAGGACAATTATACGCATGGTGAAATTAATGAAGAATATGAAGCGGAACAGGCTGAAAAAGAACGGCAAAGGCTAAATCTTTTAAATCTAACAAAGGCAGATGTTCTTTTAGCACTGTATCAGGACAAAGGAATTACACCTGAAGATATCAAAGCAATGCTTAAAGACAATGTTCCGGCATTAATCAAGTTCGATTATGCAAGTTCGTATTATCGCGGGGATGAGGTTGTTAATGCTCTGGGGCTGGCTCTGGGTTATACAACAGAGGAAATGAACTACTTATTTAAAAATAAGAAATTTCCTGAAAAGCCTGTTGAACCTGTTGAGCCTGCAGATACAGATAGCGACAGCGATACAGACATTGATGCAGATAACGATACAGAGCAAACAGAGGTAGAAAATGCAGATACAACCGATGCAGACACAAGTACCGTTCCGGATGAAGTGGAACAGCCGTCAGATACAACAGAAGAAACTGACACAGATAACGCTGGATAGCGGCAACCGTCTAATGATAAGACAAACTCCCGAATATAAATTACAAACTCTGTACGACAGGTTTGGTCAATGGGTAAAATCTAAACTTCACTACTATAGTGAAGGGGAAATAGTTAGAACTTTAACAAGTAAAAAAGGAGATTAAATTATGGAAGAAGAATTAAAAGATGTAATGAAAGAAAATGTATTAAAAGTATGTGAAAAATATTCTGTAAAGAATATTGATGTTAATGTTGATTTTGTATACGATTTGATTGAAGCAGTTGTAAAAAGTACACCAAATACAATTGATGATGGTATTTTTGCAGTATTTGATGCACAAACTAAAGATAGACTTAAAGGAATTCTTTACGAATACGCTGATAAAATTGATGGTGTAGAAGGTAATGTTGAGGAAACTAAATAATGGTTTTTGATTTTGCAAAAGCTATTGAAAAAGTAGGGGAAGCCATTAAAAGTGGCTTTTCCTACGCTGAAAAAGCAAAAGAACATCAGTCAGAAACACAGATTGTCAAGGATAAAAAACGCTTAAAAAAGGCTACTAATATAGCGCAAGAAGCGTTTAGACTGATTGACGATAATAAGCATTATCTTCCTGATGATGTTGTGAAAAAGTATGAAAAATTACGCAAAGAATTTGACGAGAAAGACTAATGCAGATTAATTATACAAAATTTGATAAAGCAATTGGCTATAACTGCAAAAATAAGAAAAAGCCGTTTTATCTTATACAGCCGATTTTTGTAATAGTCAGCTATGCAAACAAAAAGCTTTATCTAAGGCTTGATGACCCGAATTTTACATCTGACGGATGTACGTTATGGAAAATCTTCTGGCTTATTTTAGGCTGTCCGCACAGCCCTGAATATCTGCCTGCGAGCATAATCCACGATTACATACTGGACAATCCGCATTTAGTACATTACCACAGAGAGCTTGCAAGCCAGATATTTAAAACAGCGCTGTTAAACGAAGGCGTAAGCCCTCTTAAAGCTCAAATAATGTATATTGCAGTAGATTTCTGGCAGTGGTTAAAGAATTTTAGAACGAGGAAATGGAGATGACAGAACAATCAAGGGAGTGTTACGAACATCACATGCTATTAAAAAAGGCAATTGAAGATTTGCAAAAACGCTGTAACGAAATGAATTGTTTCTTTTTCGGGGGCGTTAATCAACGGGGAGAGCTATCCTTTGTTGATAAAGTCAACACCATGTACGATATGATGAATAATAACCGGACAGCACTAAGAGGTTTTCTTGCATCTTCAATCATTGTTTTAATTTCGTGGCTTGTAGGTTTAGGCTATCAAATGCACAGCATTCAGGCAACCTCCGATATGGTTAAGGAATGCGTTAACGAAATTCAGGCTATAAAAAACAATCAAGCCGAAATGGATAAAAGACTTATTATTTTGGAAGCAAAATTGAGGAAATAATTAATATGAATTTATCACAGAATTTTACTTTGCAGGAGTTAATTTATTCTGATACTGCAAACGCTTATAAAATAAACAATACACCTTCCGAGCCTGTTATAAATAATTTAAAGTCGCTATGTGAAAATGTTTTACAGCCTTTAAGAAATGCTTTAGGGTGTCCTATTGTAATTACAAGCGGCTTTCGCTGTGCTGTTTTAAATAAAAAAGTCGGCGGGCAGCCAAATTCCCAGCACTTAATGGGGCAGGCCGCAGATTTAGTAGTTCCGCAAAAGAATTTGAAAGACGTGTTTAATTATATAAAATCTCACCTGAATTATGATCAGCTTCTGTACGAATACAGCAAAACCGATAAGTGGATACACGTTTCTTTCAGAAATGACGGCCATAACCGCAAGCAGGCTATAGATAATTATAAAG